AAGGACCGTAGGACATGATGACCAAGCTGGAGCACTCCGATCACATCTTGAACGCAAAACCGGGTGAGGTGTTGCTTGTGGTGGAGCCTACTTCTGCGGTTGATATGGTAGCTGGCGGCTCGGTTGAGTACGGCGTCGGAGACAAGCTGCGCGTCAAGTTCGCAAGCGGGGATTTGATCTGGTGCTTGGATGATGAGGCTAGGTCAGTATCATTCGCCAGAACAGAAATGCTTGGGCTTGAGCGCAAGCGATAACAAATAAGGACCGCAGCCGACCAGATCAGCCCCGCATAATTTCAACCAATCATCCCCGCAAGGGCGTTTGAAGATATATGAAGGGAACCCCCAGACAAGCCGCCGCCGCGCCCGCGCCAAATGGGCAACGCGGCAACAATCGCGGGGCTGTTCTGATCGGCTGAAACGACAAAAAACCCCGCGCCCTTTTCAGGAACGCGGGGTTTAGCTGTCTTTGCCTTTTTCGCAGGACACGTTTAGAAAAAGCACCTTTGCGCCTAGTTCCTCTGCAAGCGCCAAAATGGCGTCATGCTGGCCCTCCATGCGCGTTCGGCACTCCATGGGCGTCAGGTATGGACCTTGCGCCCCACGGCGGCAATCTGCGCCTGTGGCGTCCAGTTGCAGGCATATGCTGATGACCATGAGCCACATCAGCCCAATACCTCCGCGATTGCCTCAATCTTTCCATTTGCGCAGGTCGCTGACCGAAGATGTTCGGTCGCCAGCGCGGCAAGTTCATTGACCGTCTGCACTTTGCGGTCACTGATTGGACATGGCGTTAGCGTTTCTGTCGGAATGTCCGGCTTTATGAACGTCGTTTCAGTCGCGCAAGCCGTTAAGAATATCGGCAAGGTCAGGATCAAGTGCCGCATCGGGGATACCTCCGGTTAAGATGGTTTCAATGTTTGCGATTAACTCCGCAGACTTTTTCGCAAACTTTTCCGCCCGCGCCTTTTCCACTTCACGCGCAAGGGCTGACTGTTCCGCCTGCGCTTGGAATGCCGCAACCGACCGCTCCAAGCTGGCGTTTTTGACCGTTAGGGACGCATTGGCCCGCATCAGCCACATCGACCACCCGCCAAGGGCTAAAGCGACTGACAGGGCCGCATAGAGCGCGTAACGGGCCATCATTCGTCACGCCCCCGCTGCCAGAGCCAGAAAGCAACGCCAATGGCAGCAATGACCAACACGCCACCGATTGCCCACTGCACCGGGCCGTGACCGGTCAGGATCGTGCTTGCCGCTGGTGCCGCAACAGCGACCGCCCCGCCGATGGCCTTGGGGTCTTTCATGGCGTCGCCAATGGCTGCCGTTGTTGTGATTGAGCCATCTGCTTTGCCTATCGGCTCTTTGATTTCTACCGTGGCGGTCGGCAGGTCACGCACCATGCGCCCCGCTTTGTTGGCAACGCTCATCACTCGGCGTTCCCACCCGCGACCGAAAGCGTCCCAGTGCTTCAAGCGCTTGAGCCACGCCAACCTGTTCGCGCATAGCGTGGCGACAATCTCGCCCGGGTCCATTTTGGCAACCGCGCTCAATGTCTGAAACCCGATGACGCCATCCGCCGTCACGCCGACAATCCGTTGCAGGAATTTCGCCGCCCGCGCTGGCCCTGAGTTTACCGCAAAGTCAAACACGGCATAATCCACGCCCGAAGGCAGATCATCGCCCATGATTTTCTGCCAGTATTGGTTGCGATAGATAGACGCGACTTCGGCGTCTGTGATGTGCCGCACATCTGTTGCGGGCATTTTGTTGCGGGCAAGGTACGCTGCATAGGTGCGGTGCGTGATGCCCTTGTTTGTCGCCCCACCCGGGTCGCGGGGGTGGTTCACATACCCGCCCTCATGGACAAGCACCGCCGCAAGGGACGCTTTGAAATTGGCCTGCATGTCTATTCCTCCGGTGTTACGTCAGCCCAAGGGCCAAACGCGAAAAGGTTTGTTTGGTCATAGGGCGGGGTTGGGCAATCCTCGTGGGTCACATAAACTTGCCAGCCGTCAGGCGTTTTGCCGTTCCAGCGGACCACCCACGGCCCCCATACCTCGATCAGTTCAGACGGGGGGCGGCTTACGCCATACAGCCCCGTGATCCGGTCCTCTGGCGACGTGTCCACGGCTGTGCGCTGTGACGGGGCATCATCAAAAATCACCTTGCCTGTGATCAGGTCGGGAATAACGGTGCAACGGTCCTTGCGCATCACGCCATGAATGACGATACCGCCCTCAATCACCTCGGAGTGCGTTACCTCGACCAGTGAAAATGGCGTCAGCCCTCGCATGTCCCTATACCAGCGGTTCTCCGCAATCGTCGCCTCAACCTGCGGCCAAGCCATGATTGCGCCAAGAAACACCATTGCAAAAAACATCGGCGCGTTGCTGAGAAGTGCCGACTTCGTGTTATTCATCTTTTCCCCCGAATTTCTTACGCACCAACTCTTTGATTAAATCGCGGTCCATCAGCAGCGCCGTGCCAACGTCCAGCAGGATCAGCCCGAAGCCCATGATCAGCACCGCCGCAAAAGTCGGGCTGTCGTTCAGATAAGGCGCAACGCCATCGGCCAAGCCGTAGGCCAAGAACGCGCTTGCCGCTGTCTTAGCAATGCGCTTGATTGGGGCTTCCTTTTCGGCATCCCGTGCGGCGACATAAAACGCCATGCCCGCGACAACCGCCCAAAACTCTATCTCTTTGCCCAACATTGCGGCCTTTCTGCGCTACTACATTCACGCGGCTTCATGGCCTCTTGGCCTTCTGGTCTTACTGTCTTTCCGCCCATCCCCATAAGGGCCGCATAAAATGCGCCGGGCGTGTATCTTTCTGCATCTTCAAAGTTCAGGCTGTGCGCCATCAACTCGCTACAAAACCACTTGCTTGCGTGGGGCCGGGCAAACCGAAACACGGTGGCAACCGCCCCCCAGGTGTCATAGCCCCGCCCCGCATAGTATTTGGTCATGATGTACGGGCCGGGCGGAACGGTCGCGCTGTCAGGTAGTTCAACAAAGACCCAATGCGCCGGGTTCCACGTGATGACCTTTTCGCGCACCCCGCCATCACGCTTGGATGCGCTGATAACGGCGTTGGATGCCCGCAGCGGCCCGTCAGTGACCAGTTCCACATGGCTAAACCGCGACCATGTGAAAAGCCGGATGGCCCGGTCCACAAAGTCGCCCTTGGCCGTGTAGAATGCAAAGACCGCCATGGTTAATAGGTGCCTTCCCAGACGCGGAAAGCCGCAGCATCGCCGCTCAACAGCTTTTTGGTCACAACTTCCTTGCGGGCTTCAACGTCGCCCCACAAAACGCCAGCTTCCTTGCACCACTCATTGATGAGCCACGCAGGCACCCGCGCCACCAACTTGTTGTCGCTGGTGCCCAATGCCCCCGCGTCTTTAAGCTTGCGCACCTGTTCCATGCTTGGCGTTGGGTCAAAGGTTTTCTTGACGTGGAATTTGCCATCATCGCCCGCGATTAGTGTTTCACCAATTTTCACTTTTTGGCCTCTTTGACTTCCTCAAACAGCTTGCCCAGGCCCGCTGCTTTTGCGTCTTTGATCCATTCGGCTGTAACCGAAACAATGTCCCCAGCGGCCCACTTGCCGCCGTTCGCCCGCAGGCGTTCGTTCAAGATTTTGATTTTCATGGGGTGTCCCCTTTTGATCAGGCAATAAAAAAGGACCGCAAGTTGCCCTGCGGTCCCGTTAGATTTTCAGGCAAGCTGCTTAGGAAACGGTGTTGTCCGCGACCAAGCCGGAAGCCTTCTCGTTCTTGGAAATAAGCGTAAACTCACCCACAACCTGCATTTTGGTTGCGTCGCCAGTTTTCGCCAACTCAGTTTCCTTCCACTGGCGCTTAACGCCAACGCACCACATGTCCGACTGCGTAACGATCACATCGCGCGTCCGGTTGAAGCGGCTCAACTGCATTTCAACCTTGCCAAACGGCGTGATGTAAATGTCCATGCTGTTGATGACGGCGTTTTTTGTCATGGACGCATCAACCGTGGAACGCTGGTTGTTGGCACCCGTGAAGCCCGACGCGATATTCTGCTGGAATGCAGACAGGTACACCGTGTCCGGCTTGCCGCCCTCGGTCCAGATACCTTGCAGAACAGTATTCAGACGCGCCTGTGTGAACGCAACCTGCGTGCCGTCTGTACGGGCGTCTGTGCCGTCGCCTGTGGGGTCGGCAGGTGCGCCTGTACCAACGCTGGTGTTTGTCGCAATCCAGGACAGGACGCCCGCCATTTCCGCCGCCGTGGTGCTGTTGCCAGCCGCCTTGGCGTAGTTGGAGAACATTGCTGTTTCCAGGTCGGTGCGCAGTTCCTTGCCCATCTTGATCGTCTGGTAAACAATCTCCTTGGAACGGCCCGCCTTTTTGGTGGACGTGTCGGTGTCGGGGATCGCAACGGCGTCTTTCAGCGTTTGGGTATAGTTGCCCAGCAGGGTTGTTGCCGTCTTTGCAGACGCCGTGGTGTCGTCGCCCTGAATATGCTTGTTACGCGCTGCGGCCCGCAGTGCATCGGTCTGCCATTCGTGGTTGTGGGCGCTGATCTTTTCCTTTTTGGAGTTGGAATAGAACGGCGTGTCATAGGGATCGACGTTGCTGATGTAGTCGGCAAGGCTTTCGCGCTCGCCTACGGCGTCGTAGCTGTCGAATGTGTTGGTTGGCTGTGCCATGGTGTTTTTCTCCGAAGATTAAGGGGTGTCGCTGGCAAAAAACGCCTCAACCGCATCATTCAATGAACGGCTATTTTTGAAGCGTGACTTGGCAGCTTTGGCTTTTGCATCAGGTGCAGATTTGACCGCTGCCTTTGCCTTCACATTCCGTGACGGCTTGGGCGGTGTTTTTGACGTGGCCTGCTTAGCTTTGAGTTGCCGCCATTTCATGGCGTCGTTCAAAACCTCCAAGGCGCGTGGGTCGTCAATCTCGCTCAGTTCTTCCGGCGTGAACTGGTATTGTGTTCCCGCCTCCATCATCTTTTTGGCGTATTCGGGCGCTGCCTTTTCGTCCGCAAGTTCTGGGATACGCGCTTTAAGCGCCTCAAAACCTTTGGCGACGTGCTGCGCCTTTTGCTGTTGCGCATACGCTTCTTGACGCTGCTTTAGCTGTGCGAGTTGCGCCTGCTCCTGCTGATAAGCGGCAACCTCGTTCTCAAAGCTTGCGCGTTGGCGCATGTACTCTTGAGGGTTGTCGTCGATCAGCTTTGGGTCAGGCATTTGCGGCTGGGGCCGAAACCCCTGTTGCTGCACTTCCTGGTGCATTTGCAGAATTGCGTTCTGCTGTGCCATCAAGGCCGTCGCCGCCGCTTCAAGCTGCTTTCGCGTCTGTGCGTTGGTGGCTAGGTCTTGCTGGATTTTGGCTTGCCCAGAGTACGAACGCTTCAAGTCATCCAAACTGACGGCCTGTTCTTTGCCGTCAACTTTGACGGTGATCAGGTCGGGTTCAGGTTCGGCCTCGTCCTCTGCCTCGTCCTCGTCGGATTCTTCTTCGTCGGCCTCATCCGCGTCGGCCTCATCCGGTTCTGCTTCCTCGTCGGTGTCGGCTTCGGTTGTGTCCTCGTCGGACGCCTCTGCCTCAACTTCGTCGGTGTCGCTTACTTCTGATTGTTCACCTTCGGTCGTCTCCGGTGCCTCGGTGTCGTCGTCTGCCATGATGGCCTCGACAGCGCTATCAATGGTCAATGGTTCAGTCGCTTCCACGGTGCTGACCTTTCTTGTGTACCTCAATCGCCTGCTCTGTTCCCCAGAGTTTCAAACGATTTCGGAGTGCCTGAATGGAGCGCACATTTTCGTGCGCCTGCTCTCGCGCCTCTGTTGTTGAGGTCGCATCAAGGAAAACGCGCGTTGCGGCTTCCAAGATTTCTGTGAAGGCCAAAGACAAGCCTTCATCGTCCAGCAACCGCCGTGCGGTCGCTGCCTTTTGTTCTTTGTTCATGGGGGTTCCCTGTTAGTAGCGGGGTGCCATTTGGGCCGCTTTTATGGCCTGCTCATTGACCTGCAAGCCGTGCTTGCCTTGGATTTCCGCAGTTTTAAGGGCCAATTCTTGCGCCATTTTATCGCGCTCACGGTCGTCGGTCATACGCAGCTTTTGCGCGTCCAGTTGCAGCTTGCCTTGGTCGGCCTGCATCCGCTGCTGCACCTTCATCTGCTCGGCTTGCAGGAAAGCCGCGTTGGGATCGCTGCCCTCTTGTGGCGGCTGCTGTGCCTTCTGCTGCGCCAACATCTGCGCTTGCTCATCAGTGAACGGGCGCACAAATTTGGAGGCGTCATAGATGCCCTGCATCCGGTAAAACTCAGCGATGCCCGCGCGTAGCTGCGGCAGGCCCACAAGTGGATTATCCGGCCCCATTGTCTGAATGATATTCATCTGCATTTGCACCATGCTGCCCATCGCGGCGGTGCGTTCCTCGCGGCGGTTGGTGCCAAGACCCACATTGACCGTCACGTCAGCGTCAGCCGTCCATGAACGCGGGTCCACTTCGACAAACTCACCGCTAACCTGCATCATGGTGTTCTGATCGGGGTGCTGCCGGACCAGCGCGTCAATCAGCTTGACCAGCGTTTTCATGCCGCCTTCGGCCAAGGTGCGGGCAATCAGTTCTGTCTGGCCCATAGCGGCCCGTTCAGCGATGCTAGCGCCCGTTGCTGACTGTCCCTGTAGGGCATCCGCATCCAAGCCCATGCCGATGCCCTGGACACCAGTTTTTGCCTCTAGACGTTGCTGATGGTACTGGAGGGCAGGCAGTGCCAGCGTGGCCCCGTTGCCGATGGTAAACTCGCGCACCGCATCAATTCGGTCTGCCCAGATAATGCCGCCCGTCTCGTTATTCAGCAGGCTGTCAACATCAACGGCATCTTTCTGCGCCACAACGCGCGGCGTGTTTGCCATGTTGATGCTGTCGATAACGCCGCGCTGCATGGCTGTTGCTACGTCCTGATCCTGCAACAGCAGTTCGGCCAATGACCGTCCAAAAAAGGAGTGGGGGATCGGGTCGCACTCAAACGCGGCAAACGGGATCATGTCGCAGGGTTCGTAATCAAGCACCTTGTAGCTGGTCCCGCCAAGAATGAATTTATACATCTTGGGAACGCCTGCGCCTTCAACGTCTGCTTTCATGTAGGCTTCGGTGACAAGAACCTGCTTCATCAGCGGATCGGTGCTTTCTTCGTCCTCGCGGTCGTCAAAGCGCTCATCTGCCTCTATGTCGTCGGCATCGCTGTCCAGCCCCTCAACTTCCTCAAGGTCAAATCCCATGGCAACCAGGTCGCCAACAGTCTGGTTTTCGGCGTGGCCGCAGATGGTGGCGTCCTCAAGGCTCTTGGCCTCGGCGTTGACAAAGAACGTCTCAGGCGGCAGCGCCGTGATGGATATGCGCCCTTTGTCGCTGGTGCGCGAAACCTTCATCGACACGGTGCCGTCGTCCTCTTGCGTGACTTCAACGGTTTCTGTGTCCGGCTGTTCATTCAGATAATACGCGGCCTCCATCGAAAGCCCGCTATATTCGTCAAACTCGATTTCCTCGTTTTCTTCCCATGCGACCTTGGCAATGCCGACCTTCTTTGTCAGCGCATCGTCAAACACATCGTGCAGCACCATGAACCCGCCTTCGCGCTCAAAGACGTAACGGGCCATCTGTGTGCGCTGCTTGGCGCTTGCCACATCCTCTGGGGTGCGCGGGACAAACTCAACGGGATCGGTCTGCAAGAACAGCCGCATCAGGCCGGGCTTGACCGCACGGATCGTGTCCGAAACTGGCGTTGCGACAACCTTTGAACGGCCCGTCTCATGCCCAATATCAACCTCGCCATTGCGATAGCGCTCGGCCTTGATCCGTGCAGGCGCAACGTCTGATTGAATGAAAGACCGCGCGGCCTCAATCTGCGCTTTCACGCTGGATTTGATTTGGTCGTCTAGTTTGTCGTTTTTCATGGGGTATCCCAATAAAAAAGCCGCTCCAAAAACTGGGCGGCTTGTGTCATTTCAACGGCGGGCTTGATCCGGCGACGGTTTAGCGCCATCTTTGATGGATGGACCCATTTTATTTTCTGCAAGTTGTCTTTGCCGTCATGGTCGCCAACGCCGCTTCTGGCGTGTTTTTCTTTGGCTTGATGGCCGCGCATAGGCTTGAGAAGAAAGGCATCAAACAGCACGAATTGCCGTTGTGGGTTTACCTGTGCTTGCTGGGACCGCTGGTGGTGGCCGCATCCGGCGCGTGGTTTATGAACGCCCTACTTTAGAAACTTGCCAAGAATGCCAGCCGTGTCGTCCTGCATTTGTGGCCGTGCCGTATTGCGGGCGATGCTGTCCCAAAGGCGCATGGCGTTCTGCGTTCCCATTTCCTCGCGCAGCGCAGTCTGTAGCGCCTGCGGGTCTTTTGACATAAGCATACGCGCAATCATCATGCGGGTTTCCTCTGTCTGCCCTTTTGCCGCTGGCACAAGGCGCGTCAGCACGGTTTCAAGCGCTGTTGAAATGGGGCTTGTTGCCGCCCGCATAATGCCGCCCGCAGCCGCAGCCGCGTTTTCTTCGCCCATCATGTTGTCGGCAGTCAAAGACCCGCCCAAAGCCCGGTTTTGCGTTTGCCACATATCATTTTCACGGGAAAGCCTGCGCCCGTAAAGTTCTGGGTCCAAAGACATTGCGCCCGCTTCGATTTCCTGTTTTGGGCTTTGCAGTTGCTTTGCACGGTCCGCCGTTGGTGCCTTCATGGCCTCCAGCTTCGCAAGCAGGTCGTTGCCATAGCCCGCCCGTGCCGACGCCTGCTGCTCTGGTGTCATTGCACCAAAGCGGCCCACGTTGTCTTGCGCCCGCTGCGATGGTCGCGCCATCTGTGCGCCTTTGTCGATGGCGTCGATTTCGCCTGACGCCTTGGCAAAGCCATCGTTTGCCGCCCGGTAAGACGGGCTGGCGTCCTCAAGTGCTGCATCAAGCTGTTGAACCAGTTTTGTTAGTTCGCGGGCTTCGTTGTTTCTGTTCGCGATTACCGCCGCGCCAATATCATCTTGCAGCGATTGCTTGACGCCTAGAACGCGGTCAAAGTCGCTCAACTCGCGGGCAGTTTCGCCGTTAGGCGGGTTCTTTGCTGCCAGCCTGTTGCGGTAGCCCGCCAACTTGCTGTCGATGCTGTCACCCTGGACGTTGCTGCCCTTCATGCCGCCTATGCGCTCATCAATGACCGCAAGTGCGCCCCGCACATCAACGGGTGCTGCATTGCCTCTTGCTGCGTCATATGCGTCATCTGCGTTTGATTTGCGCGTGGCCTTCATGTCTGTGCGCACGTCGTCGGCTGTTCTCCCGTTCAGCCCGAAGGCCTCGTCCACGTTTGCCGCAACTCTTTCGCCCTGCCCCAACTGCCGCTTTTCGAGGAAGTCTGCAATTTCGGCTGACCCATCATCGCCGCGCCGTGCAATCATGCTTGCGGCATTGCGGCCCGGTCGGCCCGTCGCATCCATCAGCGTATAGCCCGCCTGGCCGTCTTGGGCTGCTTGGGCAAGTTCATCTGTGATCTGCGCCTCTGTCTTGCCGCTGCGACGGTACACGTCCGCAATCTGGCTGTTGGCCTTGCGCTGGCTTCCTTTGCTCATTGCCGCATCAAGCAAGCCGCCGCCCATGCTTAAAGCCCTGCGGCCCGCGATGACGCCAACAGGCGCAATGCCACCCAAGACCATGCCCAGCAACCCGCCCGCAAGCGCATTTTTACCTGTGTCCACGCCGTCTGCATTGCCCGCGCCCGCAAGTGAGCCTTCTGCCGCACCTATTCCAAGGCCACGCCCAAGGGTGCCTAAAACCGTCCGGCCCGTTGCTAACGGCAGGGACGCTATGGAAGGGCCAAGCGAACCGACGATATTGCCCGCCATGCTCAAGCCCGGCTCTGCCGCTGCTGTTTCGGCGTATTGTTCGCGGCGTAGGTCGCGGCCCTTGCGGTAGCGCTCGCCTGCCGTGCCGGAAAAGTCATACTGCATGTTGCCTTCGGCGTCCTGACCTTGGCCCATTGCAGCCCTGACGCCCGCGATGTTGTCGCCAAAGCCCAGCGACATACCGTTGTGTGCGCCGTCCATCAACGCTGCGGCCTTGCCCTCAAACTCTGAAACGGCTTGGCTGTTGGTGGAAACGCCGCCAGGAGCGTCAGGCATTTCTGCCCGCAACTGTGCTGCGATTTCCTCAAGAACAAGGCTCTTTTCAATCTCCTTCAAGACGGCGCGTTGCTCTGGTGTCATTGAAACAGCTTTCTTTGTTCGGGCGTCATTAGATCATACGCCTTGCGCCACTGTTCCGCAGTGTAGCCATCAGGTGCGGGCGGCAGGGCGCTCGATTGCTTTGGTGTCTGGGGGCGCAATGCCGTCTGGGGTGCGTTCTGCCCCTTGTAACGGAAGTCAGTTACGCCCTGCCCAGATGGAATACCCGCCGCGTCGGCGTTGCGGGTATATTGCTCTTGAAGGCCCTCAAAACCGCGTTCGGCTTCACTGTAAAGCATTTCCGCCCGCTTCAAGAAGTCGTTGCGCACGTTTTCAGAAAGCCGCTCACCATTCGCAATCCTTGAAGCCCAGCCGTCAAATCTGTCATCAAGTGAACCACTTGCCGCCGCCATTTCAAATTCGCTTTCTCGGACAACAGAACCAGGATCAAGCAGCTTCATATAGTTGAAGATCAGCGCCATATCGCCTGCCGCTGTCGGGTTCTTCGTGGATGCAACAATCCTGCCGAATGCAGCAGCCTGAGACGAAAAGTCCTTGACCGCCGGAAGTCCTGAAAACTCTTTGCGGCTGTCAGACGCAGTTTTTGTATCTGGCCCTGCCTCGACCCCTGCGAAAAGCTGCTGCGGCGGCTTAACCCCTTTAGGATCAACCTGCCATTGGGTCCCGTCAGGCGCTTCGACCACTTCCCAGCTTGTTTCGTTTTCTGGCTTGTTCGCAAGCACGTAAGCCTGCTGCGCTGTCATAACACCTGTCCGCACGGCTTCCGCATACTGCGGGTGGTTCTTTGCAATGTATGCCTCGGCCTGCGCCGTGCGCTGCGCTTCACGCTGCCGCTCTTGCTCTGTCTGCTGCTGCTGCCGCGCATAGTTAAGGTCGTTCTCACGCGCCCCGCTGCGGGACCGCATACGCCCACGCGCGCCGTCAACCATGCCTTGATTGTTGATGCCCATCATGCCGCCGATGTTGGCCCGCAACTGGTCCGCACGATCCGGTGACATATTGCCAAACATCATGCCCAGCAATCCGCCGACCTTTTCATCTGGTCGCGCAATCTGGCCTAGCAAGCCCTGTCGTGGTGTGTCCATTGTATCCGCTCCGCTTCCGCCGATTGCTGTTTGTGTGCCGCGCTGCATGGGCTGCTTGCCGATTGCCGCCATTGCG